GTCTGACTAAAATCAATAGATTGGCTGGATACGAGGATTTAGAGGACCAATCGGAATCGATGAGGAAGCAATTTGCTCGACTCATTGAGTACCTTCAAATCTTACCCGTATCTCTTACCTATATTGATTATGTTGAAGCAGATGACATCATAGCATACCTTGCAAATCATTACTTCAAGAAAAATGTTACGATTATATCATCAGATAAGGATTTCTTACAATTGGTAAACCCACGTATCAGAGTATGGGCCCCTACAAAGAAGAAAATGTATGATGAGGCACTTGTAATAGAAGATTATGGTATTAAACCACAAAACTTGGTATTTTATCGTGTTATTGAGGGTGATAAATCTGATAACATTGAGGGGGTTCGTGGTGTGGGTCAAAAAACCATTCATAAAAAAATGCAATTCCTAAATGAGGATACGCTTGATTATGATGGGTTTATTCAAAAAATAAAAACTGAATGTGATGATAAGTTGTCACAAAAGTTGATTGAAAATGTGACAACTATGGAGATTAATTACAAGTTGATGCAACTCAAAGACCCTGAAATATCATCATCAATTAAATCAAATGTCAGAGAGATTATGGATTCACATAGCTCTAATTTTGATATTGTGGAATTTAAGAAGATGTTTATGTATGATAAACTATATACTGCGTTTTCTAATGTAGATTCGTGGTTGAGAAATTCATTTTTATCTTTGGATAGTTTTTTAAAGAATGAAAAGTGATTATAGAACTGAAATTTGGAATGGTGAATTAGAATACCACACTTATACAGAACGTGGTTGGTTAGGTATAGGTGGGCCAGAACACCCTATGTTTAAAGGAATGGTCGAACGTATTTTAACGGAATCAAAATACATATCAGACTACAAGTTATATGTGATTGGTGGTTTACTGGAATCGTGGGTGTCTTGGGATGTTGATTTTGCCATAACTGGTGAATTTGACCCAATAAAAATAAAAGAGATATTTGAGGTAATTACTAAGATTTCATTCGAAATGAGAATATTTACCGATTGCCACTATCAAAAAAAACTATGGCCAGTACATTTGTATTGTAGATATGGTGGATACGAGGAAGTACACGAGTGTTGGAGATTATCTAATCGATTTGCACGAGATGGGGTATATCAAGACCTAAGTAGCTTTGAGTATGCTGATGGGTTGTACAAACAAACAATAAATTATCCATTTCCAAAGCATATTAAGCGTAGGGAAGAAGGGTATAGTTATAAACCGCCACTTTTATTAAATTAAGTTTGGATAGTTAAAAATAAAGTCGTATATTAGTGACTATATGGAGAAGTTAGGAAGCAAGTTTAGTACATCATTTCAAAATAAGGTAATATCGGCTATCATATCAGATAGGTCGTTTACTCGACAAATCTATGATATACTAAAACCAGAGTACTTTGATTCGGAAGCGTCTGAGTGGTTAGTTAATACTACTCTAAAATATTTCGATGAGTATGAGACAATGCCAACGTTAGATGTCCTTAAAGTAAAGATAAATGGTATTGAGAGGGATGTACTGAAGACTTCAGTCGTGGATACTCTTAAATTTGCTTGGAATCACTTAGAAACCGAAGATTTACCTTACGTAAAGGAGCAAGTTCTTGATTTTTGTAAGAATCAGTCTATCAAGAACGCAATCTTAGATTCCGTGTCCTTATTAGAGGATGGTAAGTATGAAACTATTAAAAAGAATATTGATACTGCAATGAAAGCAGGTCAAGATTCTGATATTGGTCACGAATACAAGACTATGGTTACGGAAAGATACGAGGATAGCGTTCGTAATGTCGTATCTACTGGTTGGGATGTCGTTGATGAAATCACTCAAGGTGGGTTTGGTAAAGGTGAATTAATCCTATTCGCAGCTCCTCCCGGAATTGGTAAGTCTTGGGCTTTGGTTAACATTGGGGCTAATGCTATGAAAAAAGGTAAAACTGTGGCTCATTATACTTTGGAATTGAACGAAGGATATACTGGTCAGAGATATGATGCCGTTTTGAGTGGTGTTGCTGTCGCTAATCTAAAGTATAATATGGAAGATGTTGAGAAGGTAGTCCAAAACACACCAGGTGACTTAGTAATTAAACATTATCCTACTAAAACGGCAAGTGTGACTTCATTGAAGGCACATATGGATAAGATGATACTTCAAGGTAAGAAGCCCGATTTAGTTATTGTGGATTACGCTGACCTTTTACGAGGACCAAAAAAAGAAAAGAGACACGAAGAGCTGGAAGAAATCATAGAAGACCTCAGAGGTATGGCGGGTGAGTATGACGTTCCGGTATTTACTGCATCTCAAATCAATAGAAGTGGCGCGGAAGATGACATTATTACAGGTACGAAGATTGCAGGGTCATTCTCAAAGATGATGACTGCTGACTTTGTGGTATCACTTTCTCGTAAGATTGAAGATAAACTTGCTGGAACTGGTAGATGGCACGTAATTAAGAATCGCTTTGGTCCTGATGGGATGACGTTCCCATCTAAAGCAAACTTCTCAACTGGTCAAATTCACATCTATAATGAGGACTCTATAAATGGTAGACAAACCAAAAAAGATATGAAACAAGGGGAGAGTTTAGTAAGAAAAGAATTAGCTCAAAAATATAAAGAAATGAGTGGTGATATTGGTTTTTAGAGACTATATATAACCACCCCAATTAACATAATGTCTAACAATTTAACAAGGAGAACCCTATGGGTCTATTTGATAATCGCGTACCTTTTAAACCATTTGAATATCCAGAATATTACACCGAAGGTTGGTTGAAACAAGCACAGGCTTTTTGGTTACATACCGAAATACCAATGCAAGGTGATATTAAGGATTGGAATGAAAATCTAACCGCCGAAGAAAAGAACTTAGTGGGTAATATCCTACTTGGATTTGCACAAACGGAATGTGCTGTATCTGATTATTGGACTACTATGGTCACTAATTGGTTTCCAAAGCATGAGATTAAGCAAATGGCTATGATGTTCGGTTCACAAGAGACCATCCATGCAACCGCATATTCATATTTGAATGAGTCACTTGGATTGGAAGACTTTGAGGCATTCTTACACGAACCTGCTACTGCTGAACGTTTTGAGAACTTAGCTGAAGTTACAAACAATTACACTCACGAAGATTTGAAGAACAATTCAGAAGCTCGTAAGGAAGTTGCACGTTCACTTGCTATATTTTCAGCATTTACCGAGGGAGTTGCGTTATACTCCTCATTTGCAGTCCTTTACTCGTTCCAAATGAGAAATAAGTTAAAGGGTATTGGTCAACAAATGAAGTGGTCAGTACGTGATGAGTCACTACACTCAAGAATGGGGTGTCAGTTATTCAAACATATGTGTAATGAATATCCTGAACTATTAGATGATTGTAAGGATTCAATCGAAGAGGCTGCAAAGTTGATTCAAGTATTGGAACACAAATACATCGATAAGATGTTTGAGATGGGTGATTTAGAAAATCTTAAAAAAGAGGATTTAAAAAACTTTATCAATCAACGTTTAAATGAGAAATTAGGTGAATTGGGATATAATGCAATACCAGGCGGAGACTTTTACTTTGAGTATGATGAAGAGTCTGCTGGTGAATTAGAGTGGTTCTACCATTTAACAGGTGGACATACACATACGGACTTCTTCGCATTAAGACCTACTGATTATAGTAAGGCAAATGAAGGTGAAGATTGGGACGATATATTTTAATAAGTTATGAAGAATTACGGAGAAGAATTAGGTTGGGAACTCGGAGTAGACTTCCCAACATGGGCAAATACTGAAATTTACGTTAAGACCATATCCAAAGGTTACTTACTTAGTGGTGAGAAGCCAAAGGATGCATATTGGAGAGTAGCTACCGCAGTTGCTCGCCGATTGGATAAACCACAAATGGCATCAAAGTTCTTTGATTACATTTGGAAAGGTTGGCTGAACTTGGCATCACCAGTACTTTCAAATACTGGTACTGATAGAGGATTACCAATATCTTGTTTTGGTATTGATGTAGGTGACTCTATCCAAGAGATTGGGTCAAAGAACCTCGAATTGATGTTACTTGCTAAACATGGGGGTGGTGTAGGTGTTGGTATCAATATGATTAGACCAGCAGGTACTAAAATCACTCAAAATGGAACATCCGATGGTGTTGTACCATTCGCTAAGATTTACGACTCTACAATCCTTGCAACAAACCAAGGAGCTGTACGTAGAGGTGCTGCATCGG